CAACTTTTGTACAAGATTGCCAAAGTCCAGCAACCGTAGCTGGTAGCCAGTTCGTTCAGTCAATCACCGTCGCTTAATCGAGAGGCGGCCTTACCGCCATGACACAGACTTACAATGTCAGCGCAAAGCAACTGACATCAAACTACGCCGTACTACGAACATTAGAACCAAACAATTTCGTAGTTGGTCAGTCAATGACAGTTGCTTCCGTTGGTACACCGTTCAACGGCACATTTCAGATTCTTGACATTCCCGAATATTACTTTATGGGAATTAACAGCACTACTGGAGCGCCATATTTTGACACGACTAGACCTATTGAAAACCAAGTTTTGTACGCTTGCACAGGCGACGATGTTTTGTGGGTCGTAAGCAATGTTGGCACGATCGCTTACTCACAAGTTTGCAGTTGGATTACAGCCGCCGACATCGAAGCATGGTTAGGGATCGCAGTAGCAACCGTTGCTGATCAAACTTTTATTACACAATGCGCGTCAGCTTCGAACCAACTGATTTATCGCCGAAGGCAAGAAGCAGGATATTTTGACTCGCTTACAACTAGCCCATCAGGCGATGTCACTTTAGGAACGATTATGTACGGTGGCGCTTTGTACCGTCAGCGCGGCTCTATAGATCAGTTCGCATCGTTTACTGAAATGGGTCAAGCGCCTGTTACAGGACTATCGCCAATCATCCAGCAACTTTGTGGTTTGAACCGTCCAGCGGTCGCCTGATGGCTGTCGCTGCTTACACCGACCTCTTTAATGAGGCCATAGACGATCTACAAAGCCTTCTGGGAAGCGTTACGGGCTTGCAGGTAGTAAGTGACCCTAGAAACATTGTGCCGGGTACAGGGGCTGCTCTGATCGGCGCACCGTCGTTTACGGCATGGTCAAAAAAGATCGTCAAGATGTCATTCCCAATCCAGTTGATCTCATCAGGCCCATCGAACCTTGACTCGTTGCGATCGTTGCTTTCCACTGCAGCTTTACTTCTTGGGGCAAATGTGGCAATCACTGACGGGCATCCAATAACCCTCGAGATCGGTGGGGCTACATATCCCGCATACGAACTCAACCTGAACATACAATCTCAATCAGCATGAAACTAATTATCGCATCCCCAAGACTCGGTAAAGTCGGAGACGAATACACACCGATTGAAGGTGTCAATGTTGAAGCTTTAATCGACGGTGGCTTTCTTGTATCCACAACAGAGTCAAAAAAATCATCTAAAGTCAAATCAGAACCTACCGAGGAGAATTAAGCCATGTCCACTTCCACACTGCTCTCGAATCCAGTCATCACGATTGCTACCATCGACCTCACCGATCAATGCACCGCAGCTGTATTCACTCGCGTAATTGAACAACTTGAATCAACTGCTTTTGGTACAAGTAGCCGTTCTTATGTTGGCGGTCTTGAAAACTCAACTTTGACTTTGACCTTGTATAACTCTTTTGCCGCATCAGAAACTTACGCATCACTCAAATCACTTGTTGGTACTCAAGTAACTGTTACCGCAAAACCAAGTTCTGCTGCTACTTCAGCAACAAACCCAATCAGCACTTTGACTGGCGCATATTTGTCAAGTTTGCCAATCATCAACGCGCAACTTGGCGCACTTGACACGATTGACATAACCTTCACTGGCGGTGTTTACAGCGTTGCTACTTCTTAATTAACGGCCTGACTCGGCCCGACACGAAAGGCAGTTATGAAACTACGACTCAAAATAGATCTACAAGACGGCACCGGCCCTCGAGTACTCAACACCAACCTATTTGTCATCGCTGAATGGGAACGCTTAGAGGGACGCAAAATCTCTGATGGACGCGGCATTGGTGTATCAGACATGGCTTGTTGGGCGCATATGTTGTGCAAACTTGCTGGAGACAAAGTTCCTGCAACTTGGCAAGAATGGTTGAAGCAACATCCTGAAGTTGACATCGAGGTTGAGGATCAAACAAACCCAAACCCTACGGAAGGGGTCACTACCGTTATCAGTTAGCGCAACTGCTAGCGGCAACTGGTTACTGGCCCCAAGATATTCCCTTTGACGCGCGTGACCTGCTTACGGTGATTACGATATTAAACAAGTCATCGAGAGGCAACCAATGAGTGTCACCACAACAGTTCAGGTATACGGCGTGAAGGACGCGCTTAAAGAACTGAACAGTATTGACCCGGTCGCTCGACGACAGTTTACAAAGGACGCTGGCAAAGCTGCTGCACCAATCATGGACGCAGCCAAAGCGAGATACCCTCATCAATATCTGTCTGGCATGGCGAATAATTGGGGAGTTAATGGTGTAGTAAAGTTTCCCTATTCTCAATCAAAAGCAATTAAAGGCGTACAAATAAAGGTAGACACAAAAAAGAAATCATTGTCTGTTATCACAATTATTCAGAAAGATCCTGCTGCATCAATCATTGATATGGCAGGCAAAAAGGGCGGGAAAAATAACAGGGGTTACGCAATGATTAGTAACCTGACAGCCAATTTTGGGCCACCTTCTCGCGTTATGTGGCCTGCAGCAATCGGCAAAACCGATGAAGTAGAAGCAAACATGCTCGTCGTCATTGAGTCCGTAATGAATGAACTCAACAGAAACTTGATGATTATATGATTCGCATACCGATCGTTTCTGATTACGACGCGAAGGGCGTAGACAAAGCGCTCAAAGATTTCAACAACCTTCAAGGCGCTGGCGCTAAAACAGGTTTTGCACTCAAACAAGCGTTTGTACCTGCTCTTGCAGCAATTACAGGTTTAGCGGCTGGACTTGGTCTTGCCACAAAAGCGGCGATTGATGACGAAAAATCTCAAACACTTCTTGCAACACAGTTAAGAAATACAACGCAAGCGACTGATTCACAAATCAAATCAACTGAAACTTTGATTACCAAAATGCAAATGCAATACGGAGTGGCTGACGATCAGTTGCGTCCAGCGTTTGCGAACCTTGTACGCGCAACCGGGTCTTTAGAAGAATCACAAAAAGCAATGACCAATGTGATCGACTTGTCGGTTTCCAAAAACATTGACTTGGAAACAGCCTCAAATGCCGTTGCAAAAGCTTTAACAGGTCAAACAGCAGCGTTAGTAAAATTAGATCCATCGCTTAAAGATGTAATTGATAAATCCAGTACCGCTGACGAAATTATGAAAGCCCTCACAGGCTCGTTTGGTGGTGCAGGCCAAGCCGCAGCCGATACTGCAGCAGGTGGTTTCGCTCGACTACAGCAATCATTGAACGAAACCAAAGAATCAATCGGTGCAGCCCTGTTACCAATTATTGAAAAACTTGTACCAGTATTACAAAAAATGGCAGAATGGGCAAGCAAAAATACTGACACACTCATTGCTTTAATTTCCATAGTTGGCGGAGTTGCCGCTGCCATAGTTGCAGCAAACCTAGTAATGAATATTTACCTAGGAATAAATAAAGCGATGGCAATCGCAAACACTGTTTTGGCTAACTCTTTTACAAGTTTGCAAACATCGGCAGGAGTACTAGCAACAGCAGTTGGTATAGCAACACTTACATTGCAAGCTTTTTATGAATTGTGGAAAGAGGGCCCTGTTGCAATTCGTCAAACAATTCAACCATTTAAGGATTTTGCTTCATTCATTGGCGCAACAGTTGCAACAGTAGGAAACGGTATTTTGATTATTGTCAATAAAGTTCTTGATGGTATTTACACAATGGTCAACGGTGCTATTGATGCATTGAACTTTCTTAATCCAACAAGTTTTGGTGAAATACCACATTTTCAGACACCTCAATTACCTTTAATTACTGTGCCGGGCTTTGGAACAGGTGAATACAACCCATCAAACGGAATGGGTATTTTTGCACCACCAAATCCACCAAAAAGCGGTGGCGGTGGATCAACAGTAAATGGCGGATTAGGCACAGACATTGTTACAGTTACTGGGGGAACAGGTGGTGGCTCTAGTACAACAGCAGCAGCTGCAGCCGCAAGCCAATACGCAATGTCACAAGAAGGATTTGGGCAAGGATTCCTAGCAGGCGGATTCAGCGCAGGTCAAGCACCAATGTCATCCATCGGGCCAAGCCTTGACACACTCGATCAGATAATGAGCGAAGGATTCGGGCGCACCATCAACCAAGACATCACAGTGAATGTCACAGGTGGACTTGATTCAAGTTCAGACATCGGTCAAGCTGTAGTCAACGCCATCAGAGCGTTCAACCGCACGAATGGCCCTGCACAAATAGCGGTTGCCTAATGGCTGGCTATTCAGTAATTGAGTCAGGGAACTATGACCTCGAGGTTGACACAGGGTATTTGTGGGATGCGTTTACCCTTGATGATTCAACCAAAGGCGTACTGAACAACACAGACTTTGTATTAAACGGCTCAACTCAATATGCCTCGGTCATGGATGGCACGATCTCGTTATCAGCAAAACGCGGTCGACGCGACATCGGCGATCAATTCACTTTCGGCACGCTCAACTTCACACTAAACGACACACTTGCAGACGGTATTTTTAACCCGTTTGATACGACTTCGCCTTACTACGATCCAAACAACAGTCAGCCGGGGCTTGCACCGTTACGCAAAGTCAGATTCTCGCGCTACAACTCGTTAGGCGTGAAAAAGTATTTGTGGGTAGGGGTCATTGTCAATTATGACTACACATTCACGCTCGGCGGCTTAGACACAGTCAGCGTTAACTGTGCCGACTATTTCTATTTACTTGCTCAAACATATCTTGACGACTGGAACACCACAGAAGAACTATCAGGAACACGCATGGCAGCTCTGCTAGCCCTTCCAGAAGTTGCTTACACAGGAACACAAAGCCTCGATGCTGGCACAGTCACACTTGGCGGATCAGCCGCATACAGTGTCGCCAACGGAACATCAGCCGCAACTTACGCCAACGAAATTAACCGTGCCGAACAAGGTCGAGTGTTCGTCAACCGTGACGGTACATATATATTCCAAAACAGGATTGGCAACACACTTTCGGGATCGGTAGCAGACTTCCACGACGACGGTACAGGCATCCCATACCAAGAAGTCGATATTTCATTCCAAGCCGACCAAGTCAAGAACCGCGCATCCGTAACCCACGCAGGATCCACGACCGCCCAAGTAGCCGAAGATCTCGCATCGCAAGCTCAATATCTGATCCAAACCATCTCAATCACAGGCTCACTTGTACACAACGACGCATCAGCTTTAGCGCTTGCCGAGTACCTGATCGTTGGCAATCCTGAAGCAAGATACAACTACCTGGGCGCAAAATTACCTGCCATGACTAGCGCCCAAAAAGACGCAGTAGCCCTTATCGACATCGGCGACACCATTACCATCCAAAAACAAATCACCACCGGGTCAACCTCATACCAGTTAGCCCAAGAACTATCCGTCGAAGGCCTTGAACATCGCCTGACCTTGTCGGCAGGTCACTATGTCACCTACTACACCGCGCCAACCACCATCGTCTACGAACTCATCTTGGACGATCCGACCTATGGCACACTCGACGCAGAAAATGTCTTAGGATAAAGATTATGACTACGCCTTTCCCATTCGTTTCAGGTGCGGTTCTTACAGCTGCACAACTGAACGCAATCACAACTCTTCCGATCTCCGCTAAGACCGCCAACTACACACTCGCGGTCGGTGATGTCGGATACAGAGTCCAGATGACATCAGCATCGGCTACAACGATCACAGTGAACACAGGCATCTTTGCGGCAGGCGACACCATTTGGATACAAAACATGGGGGCAGGTACTTGCACAATTACGGCTGGCACTGCAACAGTTTCTACGGCATCATCTTTAGCATTGGCACAATATGGAGGTGGCACGCTAGTTTTCCAAAGTGCTAGTGCTGCTACTTTTTTTAGCCAACAGGCAGCAACATACGGCACTGCCACAGGTGGATCATCATCATCAAGCGTCACGGTCAGCGGCGTAAATTACACGCTGTTATCTTTTACGGCGGATGCAACACTGACGGTTACAAAATCAGGTTTGTTTGATATTTTGCTTTTTGGTGGGGGCGCAGGCGGTGCAGGTGGCCAGACCGCTACAACGCGCGCTGGTGGTGGAGGCGGTGCAGGCGCAAAATTACAGGCCACAGTTTATTTAAGTGCTAATCAAGCAATTACGGTTGGTGCTGGCGGTGCTGCAGGCTCAGCAGACAACAGCGGCACTAGTGGGTTTCTTTCGTCAGTTGGCACAAACTTAGTGATACTTGGTGGCGGTGGTGGCGTAAGCGATGGCCCTTTACAATTTGAGGGCCGATCTATGGGTACTGGTGGCGGCGCGCAAGGCCAAACAGGTCGAGGTGCAGGCGTTACTTTGCTTGGTACAAGTTTTGGTTACAACGGTGGCACAGGTGTAAACAACGGCGGTGGCGGTGGTGGCGGTGGCACAACTGCCGTAGGTGCAAACGCCGTAACAACAACTGGGGGTGCTGGTGGTGCTGGTTACGATGTCGGCGCGTTTATTTCTGGCTCACTATTTAAGGGCGGTGGCGGCGGCGGCGGCGGCTCAACCGCTGGTGGTGCAGGTGGCTCATCGGTAGGCGGTGCAGGCAGTACTACAACAGGCAGTGCAGCAGCAGCAAACACCGCATCTGGTGGCGGTGGCGGTAATGGTGCTTTCTCAGGCGGTAACGGCGGTAGCGGAATTGTTTATGTGAGGTTCAAGATATGACAACTTATTTTGCACAAATTGACAGCAACAACATTGTGACCGATGTTCGCGTAGTAAGTGCCGAGTACATGGCTGCAAACCCTGAGTTGTATCCGGGTACATGGGTTGAGACTTACATAGATGACCCAAACAAAACTTATGCAGGTATTGGTTACACCTACGATTATGCAACAGACAACTTTTATGCGCCGATTGCACCTGTTGAGCCTTAGTGCCATGCTTGCAATAATCCCGATGGCTTGCGCGCATGAACGAACTAACGCACCAAAAAAAATACGGAACAGCGCGCTAGTGGTTGAGTGCCGCGTAGCAGACAGATGCGAGGCTAGCAATGGCTAAAGATCGAGCAGAAATAGAATTACTACACGCACGCATGATCGTGTTTGTTGGTTGCACAATTGCAGTCACTTTTGGACTAACAGTCATTGGCTTTATTTTTGGATTGTTGTTTGTCTCACAGCCTTTAGAGCAATCACCAAATGACGCAGCGTTTATTGACCTACTCAAGACTCTTTCAATTTTTATGACAGGCACATTGTCAGGTCTTGTAGCTGCTAACGGACTCAAACGAAAGCCTGCTGATGTCAGCACTGCCAGCCAACCCTAAAGTCATTGGATCAAAACCGTACACAGGTAACAGTGACGGTGAAGCCAAAGGGCCTCGAGCAGGCATGGACGAATGGATCAGGCAAGCCATCAAATACGGTGACGGCGCATTCTGGAACAATGGCTCATGGGGTGTACGCATGATGCGCGGATCAGAAACATCGCTATCGGTTCACGCCACAGGCAGAGCTGTAGATCTTTCATATCGGATGTCAGAACAACATCAAAAAGCCAACCGCAAAGGCTCAATCGCTTTTATCAACATTGTTCTTGCTAACGCCGACGCTCTCGGTGTTGAGTGTGTACTTGATTACTTTCCTAAAGCGTTCGGTCGAGGATGGCGTTGTGATCGTCAAGCATGGAAGTCATACAGCAAACCTGAAATACACGGCGCACCGGGTGGCGACTGGTTACACATCGAGATCTCGCCTGCAATGGCAGACAACCCAAACGCCGTAAAACAAGCGTTTCAGAGGGTGTTCACCGAAATCCCCCAATAACGCACACAGATCCTCTATGGTCGAAGTACCGACGATAGGAGTACCAATCATGAGCGAAACAAAAGTCTTCATCTACGAAGTCGGTCGATGCTCGATGGACAACGGACAAGAAATCCTTGTACAGATCTTTCGACACGAAGACACCCACAAAATCATTCGCGCCCAAATCGCTTTCCGAACATTGGCAGGCGAC